GCACAAGCCAATTCTGCAAGGTGGTGGCATGAATTTTAATAATCACCCGCTGGGCTATCCGCGCACATACGTCGCCACGCTCGCCAAGCGCCATAGTGACACCGGGTTTGTGCTGGCACAGTTGCGCCGCGAATATGGGCCGCATCACGGCATTGACCGCGCGACAGTTGATCGAATCCGCGCGTCGTTTCGCGCCGAGATTACGGACGTTAAAGCGCGGTTTGAACGCGAGGAAGCGGCGGCGATTGCGGAAGCATCGCCCATCCGCCCCCGATCTGAGCGGTCACTTAGACGCGAAAGACGCGCGGCACAGAAGGCAGCGTTGGAAGCAGCTGCCACAGCGCCAGCACTGCCCCCACCGTGCAAAACAAAAGCATTGACCGCTGCGGATATCATTGCGGCGGTGGCAAGACTTTACGGCGTCACAGAGGACGATCTGACAGGCAAGTGCCGCCTGCGTAAATACATGGTTCCGCGCATGGTTGCGCAGACCATTTTGGTTCTGCGCGGCAACAGCATGGCCGACGTCGCGCGTCGGTTTGGCGGGCGCGATCACACCACCGTGCGCAGCTTGTGTCAGCGTTTTGAGATTGCGGCTGATGCCGAGATGCGCGCGCTTGTGGCGCGGTTTGTGGAGGGCGCATGAGGCCCGAAACCGCCCTGCAAGAGGCCATGCGCCGCTATCTGGCCGTCAAGGGCTACAGCACGGTTGCTGTGCCCAATGGCGCTGTGCTGGCAGGTGATGGCAAAACGCGCGCAATACAGATGGCAAGCCTCAAGCGCCAAGGGCTTACTCCAGGCTTTCCCGATTTGATCGTGTACGGCAACGCCGGACGCATCGGCCATATCGAGGTCAAGTGCGAGGGCAACTACCAGACCGCATCGCAAAAAGAATGCGAGCGGTGGTTGACGGAGCGCGGGCAGCTTGTTGCGGTGTGTCGGTCGATTGAGGACATTGACGAGACGCTGGTTAAGTGGGGCTGGGTGTAAGCCTTGCCGGCAATTAACAATTGCAGTATAAGGTCGGCTAGCCAATCGCGCTTCAGGGCAGTCGCGCGATCTTGGCTACTTACGTGCCTAAAGAGAGGGGCAACCGAACATGCGCTTTATACCTGCTATCGCTGATTGCCGCAAGGCTAAACGCGCGTGAGCCGTTGGTTTAGGCATTACGCTGGCATGATGCGAGACGACAAGCTCGTTCGCGTATCCATTAAAAGCAAACAGACAATTGAGCGCGTCCTATGGGTCTGGGGCGCGATTCTTGAGAGCGCAGCGGAGATTGACAATGCAGGACGATACGATGTGGACACAGCCGAAATTGCTTACTTTCTTCGAGCGGATGAGGATGACATACGAGCTGTCCTACATGCCTTTGAAGAGTTGGGGCGTCTGGATTCCGGTTGTGTGGTCAAGTGGGGCGTTCGGCAGTTTCAATCAGACCGATCCGCAACACGTGTTGCTGCACATCGTGAGCGGAAACGGGCGGGTAATGCTGACATTGACGTTACGGCCGACAGAGGAAACGGCGATGTAACGTTACAGAAACGTCACGGTAACGCACCAGAGACAGAGACAGAGACAGAGACAGAGACAGAGACAGAAGAAGAAGTTATTTGTGCATCTGGCGATGCACTCAAGCCTGAGCACATTGTTGAGATATGGAACGAGAGCGCACCACGGCTGGGTAAGCCTACCGTTCGAGCGTTAACGCCATCACGCCGCGACCTGCTGAGAAACCGCATATCGCAATACAGCCTTGCGGACTTCCAAGACGTTTTTGGAAAGATTGAGAGGTCCGCATTTTTGCGGGGCGATAGTGGCTGGAACGGCTGCACATTTGATTGGGTGTTCAAGCGCGCCAATTTTCAAAAGATTATTGAAGGGAATTATGACTGATGACAAACCCCTTGCGCCGTGATGGCCCGCCATCAGCAAGCAGCCGTGGCGATGCAATGCCAGGTGAAACGGTGACGATCCGTCCACGCGGTGCTGACGGCAAAGAAACCGGCGAGGTGATGACATTCACCCGCACAGACCGGCCCTACGTGTATGATCTGTGCGATTGCTATAACGCCTACCGCAAGCGCGATGACGTTGAGTCCTACGTGACCGAGGCGCAAGAGCTCAAGATCGGCAGGCCATCGGGTTACGTTTCGCAAAGCCTACGCGCCGACAAGGAGCGCGCCGAAGCCGAGCGCCAGGCATGGCCGCGCCAAAGATCACGGCTGGACGCTTTCAGTTAACAAGGCTGAAGGCAGGGCCAAGGTTACAAGGGTTTTGTGTGCCTGATGCAAAATGGCTGTTGCAATACGCAACGCAGTCGCTAAGGTGGTTTCAACGCAACGGGCACTGCCCACTTTTTCGGAGGTTCTTATGTTTCACGCTTCTCTCTTTTCCGCCCTCATCGAAGCCACTCCGCTGGCTTGCCAAGCTCTCCTCGCGCAGGGCATTCGCTTTGCGGTTGCCGTTGAGAGCAACAAGGGGGAATGGTTCCTCCTTCACGCAGATGACCAGCTTCATGCTGCCGATCTGGCCCACCACTGGGTGCACACGATGGGAGCGCGCGGCGCTTCCTGCCGTCGCATCTTTTCCCATGGCGTTGCCGACAAGCCGTTCCACACGGTTTTTGAGGACGCTGGCTTTTATGAAGAAGAGGAGGCCGCATGATCCCCGCAGACTTCAACCGCATCCGCCAAGCCAAGGGGCTATCTATCGCACAGATGGCCCGCATCCTTCGCATTGCCGATCGATCGACGGTGCATCGCTGGGCAACCGGAGAGCGCAACATCAGCGGCCCCGCCTCGATCCTTCTGGAAATGCTAGAGCGCGGGGAATTGCCAGCGCGTTACCTTGGGGAACCCATTCCTGCACGGTGCAAGGAAGATTGGACGCGCAACTTTACGCGCGACACCATAGCCGACAGCGATGGGGACGATGGCGCATGACCGCTATTCCACACCTCACCCGCGCACGATGGTTCTGGCTCAAGGCCCTCAAGCAATCGCGGGCTTTGCAGCACCGCCCATTCCTCGCGTCGGAACTCAAGAACAAGAACGACGACAGTCTAGAAAGAACGGCAACCGGGGCAACGCTGACCAGCCTAGAAAAGGCTGGTTGGGTAGATCGCACGCTATGGGGTAAAGTCGGGCAAGGAATGCCTTTTCAAAGCGGCGGGGTAATCAGCGCATGGCAGTTAACGGATCTTGGCCGGTCGGCAATTGCAGCTTGTCCCGACACATTTCCGGGCGAGCCGGTATATGGAAAGAAGCGCGTATGATGCCGAGTTTTGACAGCGATGGGGATGACGGGGCATGACATGGGACGATGAAACCAAAGCTCTCGCCGCTGGCATGAAACGCGCAGGCATGACAAACAAGCAGATTGCGGAAAGGCTGGGTTGCACGCTTAAACAGGCCATCCACATTTGTGGTAAAATAAAAGCATACCGGCGGCTCGATCATCGTACGGGCAGCAGTGGCGGAGCGCCTGTGCGTTCAATCGGCGTCAACAACCATGAAACTGTTGACGATCTTCCATGACTTGCCACACACCACGCGAAAGGATAGGCTGACCGCATGGCGGATAAAACTATCGGGAATATAAAAGTCGAGATCCGTGAAGTTGCGGCGCTCATTCCTTTTGCACGCAACAGCCGCACTCATTCCGACGCACAGGTTGCGCAGATCGCAGCGTCCATCCGCGAGTTTGGATTCACTAACCCGATCCTGACAGATGGCGGTAATGGCATCATTGCCGGACACGGGCGCTTACAGGCCGCTCGTAAGCTTGGCCTTACCGAAGTGCCGACGATACCGCTGAACGGCCTGACAGACGCTCAGAAGCGCGCCTATGTTATCGCCGACAACAAGCTGGCGCTTAACGCTGGCTGGGACATGGATTTGCTGTCCAGCGAGATTGAGGGGCTTGGCGCTGACGGGTTCGACCTGGCGCTGCTTGGGTTCAGCGATGACGAACTTGCGGCGCTGCTTGCGGACAAGACCGAGGGCCTGACCGATCCCGACGACATTCCCGAGGTGCCCACCGACCCGGTGAGCGTGCTGGGTGATGTGTGGTTGCTGGGCAAGCACCGGATCGTGTGCGGGGATAGCACCGACGCGGATTGCGTGGCGAAGTGCCTGAACGGGGTGACGCCGCATTTGATGGTGACTGATCCGCCTTATGGGGTGGAGTATGATGCAGACTGGCGGAACAAGGCGATGCGGTCGGATGGCTTGGCCTCCAATGGCCGAGCCATTGGGAAGGTTGAGAACGACGACCGCGCCGATTGGGCTGAGGCTTGGGCGCTGTTCCCCGGCGATGTGGCTTATGTCTGGCACGCCGGACTATTTGCGTGTGTTGTTGGCGAAAGCTTGGCTGCCTGCGACTTTCATGTGCGTTCCCAGATCATCTGGGACAAGGGCCAGTTCGTGCTCTCGCGCGGCGACTACCACTGGGAACATGAGTCTTGCTGGTACGCCGTCAAAAAGGGCGCAAAGGGCCACTGGGCCGGCGACCGGAAGCAGACTACGATCTGGCACATTCCCAAGCCCAAGAAGAACGAGAACGAAACCGGCCACAGCACGCAGAAGCCGGTTGAGTGCATGAAGCGCCCGATCGAGAACAATTCCAGCCCCGGCCAGGCGGTCTATGAGCCGTTTTCAGGCTCAGGCACCACCATCATTGCCGGGGAAATGACCGGCCGCTCCATTCACGCGATCGAACTGAACCCGGCCTATGTCGATGTCACCATCAAGCGCTGGCAGGATTTCACCGGGCAAGAGGCAACGCACGCAGAGACCGGCAAGACCTTCGCGCAGATGGCCGAGCGGGAACTGGTCGGTGGGTAAGCGCGGGCCACAGCCTTGGAATCCCACCGAGGAAGAGCGCAAGCGCATTCGCATGTATGCTGGTCTCGGCATCACCCAGGAGCAGATCGCTACGCTGATCGGTAAGTGCGTTGACACCTTGGCGGAACGGTGCCGCGAGGACTTGGACGCTGGCGCTGCGGAAGCCAAGGCTAAGGTTGGCGGTGCCATCGTTAAGGCCGCGCTTAACGGCAACATGACCGCAGCCATCTTCTATGCCAAGACGCAGATGGGCTGGAAGGAAACCGTCCGCAACGAGCATACCGGCAAGGATGGCGATGACATTGCAGTTAACCTAATCACTCGCCGGGTGATTGATGCGCCAGAAGGGTGAGCTTGTAATTGACACGCCGCGCTGGGCTGTCCCCTTGCTTCAGCCCTCGCGATATAAGGGCATTTACGGTGGGCGTGGATCGGGCAAGTCTCACGCCTTTGCAGAAATGCTTATTGAACGCTGCATCATGCAAAAGACCTACGCGGTGTGTGTGCGCGAGGTTCAAAAGTCTTTGGCGCAGTCGGTTAAAAAGCTTTTGGAAGTCAAGATCGAGGCTATGGGCGTCGGTCGCATGTTTGAAGTGCAGCAGACCGTAATCAAATGCCCGCATGGCGGTTTGATTATCTTTCAGGGCCTCCAGAACCACACGGCAGACAGCATCAAGTCGCTGGAAGGTTATGACATTTCATGGGTTGAGGAGGCGCAGAGCCTGTCGCAGCGCAGCCTTGACCTGCTCCGCCCGACGATCCGCAAGCCCGGTTCGGAGCTTTGGTTTACGTGGAACCCGTCGCAGGCAACCGACCCTGTGGACGTTCTGCTGCGCGGTGACAGCCCGCCGCCAGATGCTTTGGTTGTCCAGTCCAACTACCGCGACAATCCGTGGCTCCCCGACGTTCTCAAGGCCGAACTGGAATACGACCGCAGCCGCGATCCGGACAAGTTTGCGCACATCTGGCTTGGCGAGTACCAGCGCAACAGTGAAGCCCGTGTGTTCCGCAATTGGCGCGTGGAGGACTTCACCGCGCCTGATGGTGTCACATTCCGTATGGGTGCGGACTTCGGCTTCAGCATCGATCCCAGCGTCCTACTGCGGTGCTACATTGACGGGCGCAATCTCTACATCGATTACGAGGCTTGGCAGATTGGCTGCGAGATTGACCGCTTGCCTGATCTGTTCATGACGGTGCCAGGTGCGGAAAGCTGGCCCATGGTGGCAGACAGCAGTCGCCCCGAAACGATTAGCTACCTTCGCAATCATGGCTTCCCCCGCATCCTGTCGGCCGTCAAAGGCGCGCGTTCGGTCGAAGAGGGCGTGGAGTTCCTCAAGAGCTTTGACATCATCGTGCATCCGCGCTGTCAGCATGTGATTGACGAGCTTACGCTCTACAGTTTCGAGATCGACCCGCTCACCGGTATGGTGCTGCCCAAGTTGGCCGATAAGAACAATCACTGCATCGATGCGCTTCGCTATGCCTGCGAGGGTGTGCGCCGTGCATTTGCGGTTAGGGCCGTGCCTGATGCCGCGCCCATGCCAATCGTCACCAAGTGGGGCAGGCGTTGACGGTTTCCGCGCCATGCGTTAAGGTAACTCGCCCGCTGCCCTATTGGCGCAAGGCTCAGAGGTTTTAATGGCGCGCAAAACCACAGCCGAAGTCAATGCGATTGTGCTGGCACAGGCCCGCGCCGAGTTTGACGCAACCCAGATGGCGAACCGCGAGGAGCGCCGCCAGTGTGTTGCCGACCGGCGTTTCTACTCCATCGTCGGTGCGCAGTGGGAAGGCGATCTAGCCGAGCAGTTCGAGAACCGCCCGAAGCTTGAGAACAACAAGGTCCACCAGGCGGTGATGCGCGTCATTAACGAGTACCGCAACAACCGTATCAGCGTAGACTTTGTGTCGCGCGATGGCAAAGAAAGCACGTTAGCCGATGTGTGCGACGGGCTTTACCGGGCAGACGAACAAGACAGCGCAGCCGATGAGGCTTACGATAACGCATTCGAGGAAGCGGCAGGCGGTGGCTTTGGTGCGTTCCGTCTGCGGGCTGATTACGAGGACGAGTACGACGACGAAAACGAGCGGCAGCGCATCCGCATCGAGCCGATCTACGATGCGGACACCAGCGTTTACTTCGACGTGAACGCCAAGCGCGCTGACAAGGCGGATGCCAAGCACTGCTTCGTGGTTTACTTCATGGCCAGCGAGGCCTACAAGACAGAGTGGGGCGACGATCCTGCATCGTGGCCCAAGGACATCAATACTAGCTATTTCGACTGGAATACGCCCGATGGCGTCTACATCGCGGAATACTACAAGGTCGAGGAAGTGCGCGAGAACGTTCGCACCTTCGTTGATCCTGAAGGCCAGCCGGTCAAGTATACCGACGATGAACTGGACGACATGGGCGAAAAGATCATCGGTAACGATGTGGAGAGCGACCAATCCGCCATTGACGCGGCTCTGGCCGATCTAGCTGGGAAGGGGGTGATCGAGGTTAAGGCGCGCAAGGTCAAGCGCCGCAAGGTCCGCAAGTACATCATGAACGGCGCGCGCATCCTTGAGGATTGCGGCCACATTGCGGGCAAGAACATTCCGATCATTCCGGTGTACGGCAAGCGGTGGTTTGTCGATAACATCGAGCGCTGCATGGGCATTGTCCGCTTGGCCAAGGATGCGCAGCGTATCTACAACATGATGATTAGCCTACTGGCTGACATCGCGGCCATCTCGCCTACCCGTAAGCCTATCTTTGCCAGCGAGCAGATTGCCGGGCTTCAGCAGGAATGGTCCGAAGCGAACATCAAGAACCTGCCGTTCTTGCGCGTCAACTCCATGATACAGCCCGATGGCAGCATGGCCCCCGCTGGCCCGGTTGGCTACATTGAAGCCCCCGACATTCCGCAGGCATTGGCGGCACTGATTACGCAATGCGGCGCGGACATGAACGAGATTCTCGGCATGAACCAGGGCGCGGAACAGATGGTTAGCAACATCTCCGGCAAGGCCGTCGAGATGATCCAGCAGCGTCTTGATATGCAGTCGTTTATCTACATGAGCAACTTCGCCAAGAGTATGAGGCGCTGCGGCGAGATTTGGCTTTCGATGGCCAAGGAGATTTACGTCGAGGAAGGCCGCACGATGAAGAGCGTAGGCGAGCGCGGCGATATTTCCAGCGTGGAACTTGCCAAGCCGGTCCTCGATGAAACCGGCAAGGAAGTCCTCAAGAACGATCTAGGCGCGGCAGACTTGGACGTTGTGTCCGACGTTGGCCCGTCCTTCACCTCGCGCCGTGATGCGATGGTGCGGGCGCTGTCTGGCCTTCTGCCGATGGCGCAAGACCCGCAGGATGCCAAGGTGCTTACCTCGCTCATCCTCATGAACGTGGAAGGCGAAGGCTTGGGCGATGTGAACAACTACTACCGCAAGCAGCTTGTCGGCATGGGCGTGATCGAGCCTAACGAAGAAGAGCGCGCGCAAATAGAGGCGGCAGCGCAGGCAGCGCCGCAGCCCGATCCTAATGCGGTGTACCTCGCGGCAGCCGCTGAAAAGGAACAGGCGCTGGCTGGCAAGGCGCAGGCTGACACAGAACTTGCGTCGGCAAATGCAGACAAGGCGCGTGCTGATACCGCCAAGACGATGGCGGAACTTGGTGCGCAATTAGGCGCTTAGGAGGGCGCAAAGCATGGCAGAAGAGCAAGAGGTAATCGAACAGATTGTCGAAGCCGTAGCGGAACCGCAGCCGGTCGAAGAGGATGGCCCGCTAGTCGTCCAGATCGGTGACGAAGAGCCGGACGGCGAGGTATCTGAGGACGAGGTGGCCAAGGCCCCGGCATGGGTGCAGGAACTTCGCAAGCGTGACCGGGAGCGCGAAAAAGAGAAGCGCGAGCTTCAGCGCCGGGTCAAGGAACTAGAGGCCGCCACCACTCCCGCCCCTGATGCCCCTAAGCTTGGCGCAAAGCCTACGCTTGAAGGCTGCGACTATGATGAAGGCGCATTTGAGAGCGCGCTAGAGGCATGGTACCAGGACAAGGCCAAGGTCGAGGCATCGCAGCGCGAGGCAGAGGAAGCACAGCGCGCGGCCAACCAGGCTTGGGAAGCCAAGGTATCATCCTACAACGATGCCAAGGCCAAGCTGCCGGTCCCTGATTACGATGATGCCGAAGCCTTTGTGCAGGACACGTTCGACACTACGCAACAGGGCCTGCTTATTAAGGTGGCCAAGGATGCGCCTACGCTCGTCTACGCGCTGGGCAAGAACCCGGCAAAGGCAACCGCGCTAGCAGGCATCAAGGATTACGCCGAATTCGTGGCGGAAGCCGTTCGATTGGAGATGAGCGTGAAAGCAACTCGCAGGCCCGCATCAAGCCCAGAGCGTTCTGTTAGCGTACCGTCTGGCACTGGCGTTGTCAGCACGGATAACACGCTGGAGAGGTTGCGCGAGGAAGCCGCCAAGACCGGCGATTATTCCAAGGTCATGGCTTACAAGCGTTCACGCGCGGCATAGTTGCACATAGGGCGGTTGTGTGATATCATCCGCCCTATCAGCCTTCGCGCGGCTATAAATGCGCAGTCCAGTGGTTGCCGCCTTACCCTGATAGGCGAGTTCTGAACCGGGCTTATGCCCTTTTCCGTTCTCGGCTAGCATAAGGATAGCAGCCATGCCTTTTTCCAAGGAAGAGCGCGTTCTCTTTGAAGATGAACTCGCAGCATTCAATGACCTGATGGTCGAAAGCAAGACCGTCTCCGTGTTCGGCACTGACGGCCAGCTTATGGAACGCGCCAACGACACGATCTGGCGTCCGGTTCCGTACATCATGAACTCGCAGTCGCGCACCATCGGTACGCCGGTTACTCCGCAGGTTGTAAACCAGCTCACCGTGCCTTCGCGCCTGAACATCAACCGCAACGTCACTTGGTCGATGACCGCTCTCGAACTGCGCGATGCAATTCAGGAAGGCAACATCGGCAAGGGCTCTCGCGTCCGTATCGCTTCGGACATCAACACCAGCGTTCGCAACGTTGCTGCCCAGCAGGGCACGCTTATCGTTCCGATCACTGGCGCTGCGGGCACCTATGACAACGTGGCGCTTGCTCAGGCGATGATGGATGAACAGGGCGTTCCGGCTACCGACCGTTACCTGTTCCTGTCGCCGCGTGATGCGAATGGCATCGCTGGCAACCTTGTCGGTACGGCTCGCACGTTCGGCAATGCCAAGTCGGATAACGCTTTCGAGCGTTCGCTCCTTGGCAGCAACATCGCTGGCTTTGACATCTACCGTTCGGACGGCGCATTCCGTCTTGGTGGTGTCAACCCGTCGATCACGATTGCCACCAACGGCGCGCAGGTTCGCTTCGTTCCGCGCACTCTGGACGCTAACGGCAACAACGTGGACAACCGCACGCAGCAGGTCACTGTTTCGAGCACAACGGGCGTTACCGCTGGTTCGGCTTTCCAGATTGCTGGTGTGGAAAGTGTCCACCAGATCACCAAGACCGCGACGGGTCAGCTTAAGACCTTCCGCGTTATCTCGGTGGATAGCAGCACGACCATGACGATCTCGCCGCCGATCACTGGTGCCAACTCGGCCCCGACCGATGTCGAGCGTCAGTACAAAAACGTCGAAATCACTGCGACTTCGGCAACCGCGACTGTCACTTTCCTGAACCGCAACACGGCCAACGTGAACCCGTTCTGGCACAAGGACAGCATCCAGCTTCTGCCGGGCCGCTATGCGGTTCCTGCGGATCAGGGTGCCGATGTGATGCGCGGAACGACCGACCAGGGCCTTGAACTGGTCATGACCAAGTGGTTTGATACCGCCACCTTCATGACCCGTTTCACGTTCGACACGTACTATGGCGTGGTGAACTTGGCACCGGAAATGAATGGCGCAATTCTGTTCGGCCAGCCGTAACCTAGAGGCGGGGGCTTCGGCTCCCGCCCTTTGAAAGGACCAATGCAATGTCTGCTTCGCTTCCTGTCCTTGCGGCCTCGGTTGTCAGCGTTCCCGCTAACGCCCGCATCGCCGCATATTCGACCTCGTTCTATCAGGTCAACCAGATCGTCAACAACGTTCGCACCATTCTCTATGCTGGTGCAGGCTCGTTCACCTCGGCGGTTCTGTCGGCCTCGGTCGCCACTACCGTTGAGATTATGGGTGGTGATCGCGCCTCTACGTTCTACTCAATTGGTACGGCGGCGATTGTGCCGGAGTTTCCGTTCCAGCCCACTCCAGGCACTCTGAACGCAACCGGTACGCTGACTGCTGCTCTTGTGTTCGGCGGTATCGTCACCTCGACCACTGCGGCTGCGGTGACGGCCACGCTTGATACTGGCGCTATTATGGAAGCTGCCGGTTCATTCGTGGTTGGTGACTACGTGGATTGGTCTGTCATCAACACTGGCGGTTCGAACGCATTTACCGTCACGGCGGCTGCATCTGGCCATACTGTTGTTGGGGCGGGTGCAGTTTCTGCCAGCACTTCGGGCCGCTTCCGCACGCTCAAGACGGCTGCGAATACGTTCGTCACGTACCGCATGGCGTGATGATGGGTGGGGCGGCGGTTCTCCTAACGTCGCCCCACTTTTTTAGGAGATAAGGCAATGCCAATGAAGATGGGTTACGGACCCAAGACCGTATCGGCCAACATCAAGAAAGAGATGAAGGCAGGCAAGCCCCAAAAGCAGGCTGTAGCCATTGCCTTGGATGTTGCCAAGAAAGCAAAGAAGGGGAATTATATACTTTACTCCCCCGGTCTTTTGCGCTAGATTTGCGCGAGAAACCAAGGAATAAGCCATGTCGAAGTCCACAATTTCCACCTTTGAGTTGTTTGCGATTGCCGCGAAGGAGCGGAAGAAGCGCGCAAAACGGGTGAAGAAGGCCAATGCCCGTGGTTAGAAACCCCTACCTCGTTGAAGGGCCCGCGATGATTTCGTTCTCTGGCGGGCGCACCAGCGGCAAGATGCTCAAGCGTATCATCGACGCTCATGGGGGCGCGCTTCCCGACAATATCTATGTCGGCTTTGCCAACACCGGGAAAGAGCGCGAGGAAACGCTGCGGTTCGTTCACGAATGCGCGACCAAGTGGAACGTCCGCATTCACTGGTTGGAGTTCGTTACCGACCTGCGAAGCGTTGGTGCGGCGGGGCGCTTTGAGGAAGTCGGCTACAACAGCGCGAGCCGGGCCGGGGAACCGCTGGACCGCCTGATAGCCCGGAAACAGGCACTCTTTTCGACGATCACTGGTCGGTGGTGCACCGAACGCTGCAAGGTCGGTGTGCTGCATGATTTCATGGAGGCGCAAGGCTACAAGCTTGGCGAGTATACCGAAGTCATCGGGTTCCGCGCCGACGAATACGACCGGGTATATGAACTGCCGCGCAAGCCTCGCAATCTTGCAAGGCTTTTTGCCTTCCCGCTGGCCGCCGATGGCGTCCGAAAGGCCGACGTGCTGGCTTATTGGGGCTCCATGCCGTTCGACCTTCAATTGGAGCGAGGCACCGGGAATTGCGATCATTGCCCGTTCCTGCAACTCAAGACCCGTATTACCCGCGCCCGGCGCGATCCGGCAGGGACTGAGTATTGGGCAGCGCATGAGCGGGCGAAGAATTTCACATTTGGATATCAGAGCTTTGCCGAAGTCCTCCGCATCGCCCGGTCCAGCCCTTTGTTGCCGATGGGCGAGATTGATGCCGACGCCGCCGACAGTGAGTGTGGCGCTTGGTGCGATAGCGCTGCCACATGAGGGAGCGAGGGAGTCATGTATATAATTCCCCAAAGAAGGGTCGCAAGAAATGAGCGACTTTCCTGATATAGTCTACCGCACGCCGGGCGAACACCGTGCGCAGAATGGCGGGACTTTCGGCTATCTGGGCGTCAATGACGCAGACGAGATGCAGGCCGCGCTTGCCGATGGCTGGTATCGCACCGTCGACGCGGCATTTGCGGCTTTGGAGGCCGAAACCGTGATCGAAGAGGTTGCGGAAGCCATTGATGTTGTATCGCCTGCCACCCGCGAGGAACTGGAGGAGAAAGCGCGCGAGCTTGGCATCGGGTTCAACGCGCGCACGACCGACGCGGTACTTGCGCAGCGCATTGCGGAGCGGGTCTAGGTGAACAAGTATCGCGGCTGGACCATGCAGGCAATCTTTGACCTGCACACGCCTGACAGACCTGAAAATGGTTGTTGGGAATGGGTGGGCGCTGCGCACAGAAATGGTTATGGCGTGATGGGCTATAACAAGAAAACCCTTACGGGGCATCGTGTTTCATACATGTTAGCCCACGGGGAAATTCCGTGCGGAATGTATGTCTGTCATTCTTGCGACAATCGCAAATGCGTTAACCCAGAACATCTGTTTTTGGGAACTGCAGCCGATAATAATCGTGATATGCGCGAAAAAAAGCGCCACGCTTGTGGTGAAAAACATTCAGAAGCCATAAAGGCGTCAGAACTTCACAATGCGTCTATTCTTCGTGGTGAGAAACACGGAAACGCAAAGGTTAGTGACGCCGACCGCGCCAAAATTCTTTGGCTTTATGAAAGCGGGATAAGGCAGCCGGTGATTGCCAAGCAGTTTGGCGTGACGCAATCTCTTGTCTCGATCATTTGCCGTAACGAACGGCGGAAAAGAGCAGCATGATGGGGTATTCGAGAAGAGACTTCATTGATGGTGCGATGGAAGAGATCGGCCTTGCCGCGTACAATTACGACGCGACGGCTGAGGAACTGACCAGCGCCATGCGCCGCCTCGATAGCATGATGGCGGAATGGAACGCGCGCGGCATTCGGGTGGGCTACCCTATCCCCTCCGGCCCCGGCACTGGCGAGCTTACGGACGAAACGGCGGCACCAGATAGCGCTTGGGAGGCCATCGTTACCGGCCTCGCGCTGCGGATTGCGCCCAGCTTCGGCAAGACGGTCATGCCAGACACGCGGGCTAACTTCGTGCGGGCATATCAAGCGCTCTTGAACCTTCACGCGCAGCCTTCCGAAGTGCAGCCGCGCAAGATGCCCCTTGGCGGTGGTAATAAGAACTACTGGAGCAATCAGGTATTCACCACGGGGCCGCAGGATCAAATTGTCACGGGCGATGACGGCGTTTTGGAGATTTAAGCATGTCAACGATCAATCAGCTTTCATCGGTCGATAGCCTTAGCGCGGGCGATAATGTCCCGGTCTATGCGCAGTCTCAGGGCGATACGCGCAAGTTCTCACTCACTACGCTAGTCGCGTATCTTTCGACTGCGTTCTCTACGCTGTCCGCTTCGTCCTACATTAAGGTAAGCACGGTGACGGTCGCAAATCTGCCTAGCGCGGTCACGGCAGGGGCTGGAGCGCGTGCGACGGTATCGGATGCCAGCGCCACCACGTTCAACTCTGTGGTAGCCGCTGGCGGCGCTAACACGGTGCCCGTCTTTTCGGATGGCGCAGCTTGGAGGATCGGTTAATGAGCAATGCAGTTTTCTCTCCCGCATGGGGCTCTACGCAAAGCATCGCCAACTCAGCGACTGCAACAGCGGCTACCCTTTTGCCCCGCAACGCAAATGCGATTATCCTAACGAATACGAGCGCCACGGCTAGGACGCATGTGGTCGTGACGATCTACACAAGCGATAGTGATGCGGATGCGGCTGTTGCTGGCGGTGGCGGCACTGCACCTACTACGTCTAGCGGGCTTCCCATTCTGCCTAACCAGCAGGTTGCAGTTTACTGCGGCCCCGGCCCTAGCGTCATTCGCACGATTGCTACGGCGGCGGATGGCAACATCATCATCACGCCTGCAAACGTGTCCTAATGAACCTCGGCCTGCACCTACGCTTGGGGACGGTTGACAGGCCATTGCCGTCAATGGCGCTGGACTTCGTGACGGAGCCTGTCTTGAGCAGCGCCGTGACGTTCAGCCGTGCTTCAACGGCCACTAGGATCGGGCAGGATGGTTTGATCCAGGCCGTTGCGGTTAACACGCCCCGCTTTGACTATGACCCAGCCACACTTTCCCCTCGCGGTTTGCTCATAGAGGAAGCGCGGACCAACCTTCTGCTGAACAGCCCGATCAACGGCGCTGCGCTCCCGACGCAAAATGTCTCGGTGACGGCGGTTCCACATACGATTAGCTTCTACGGCACGGGGACCATAACGCTATCGGGCGCTGCTGTTGCCATCGTCATTGGCTCGGGCGCATATCCTAATCGGCAAACGCTGACGTTTACTCCGATCTTGGGCGTGCTGGTCTGCACCGTAGTTGGCTCCGTTCAGTTTGCCCAACTTGAGGTTGGCGGGTTTGCGACCAGCTTTATTCCAACCGCGGCATCGCCAGTGGCCCGAAGCGTTGAAATTGTCACCATGACAGGCGGGGACTTCTCATCGTGGTACAATGCGAGCGAAGGCACGCTAGTGGCCAATTTTGCCACGACACAGATTGCGTCTAATTTGTCAGCCATCGCCGCCATTTCGGATGGCACAGCGAATAACGAAATGCTTATTTATTATACATCCGTTAACTCAATAACCCGTGTTGCTGTGGGCGGTGCCGTGCAAGCTTCTATTTTGAATACGGCAGTTTTGGCTAACAACGCATATCGTTTTGCGTTCGCATACAAGGTCAATGATTTTGCATCTTCAATAGCTGGCGGCTCTGTTGTGACGGATACGGTCGGCACTATACCTACGGTGAGCCGCTTGACTATCGGCGCACGAGGCGCGAGCAACAACCAGCTAAATGGCCACATTCGCACGATTGCTTATTATAGAACGCGCTTGCCTAATTCTACGCTTCAGAGGTTAAGCGCATGACGCAAATCCCGATCCTTAGCGGCATTTACGCGGATACGACACCGGCTCTGCGCACAGCGTACCCGGTGAACTTTTTCGCCGTGCCCAAAGAGAACGGGATAAGCCAAGGGTTCTTGCGTCCTGGGGACGGCCTGACCGAATGGACCGCGACTGCCGACACTTGCCGGGGGCAGATTGTTTGGCAAGGCGTGCTGTATGCGGTGATTGGCGCGGACCTTTGCAGCGTGTCATCGTCTGGCGTTGTGACCACGATTGGCAGCGTTAGCACCGATGGCTTGCCGGTTACGCTCGATTATGGCTTTGACGATCTAGCCATTGCGTCGGATGGCAACCTGTTTCTCTACAATCCCACAGCTGGGCTGCGGCAGAATGTGGACCCCGACCTTGGCACGGTGAACGATGTGCTATGGGTCGATGGGTACTACATGACCACGGACGGCGAGTTTCTCGTTGTGACGGAGCTTAACAACCCGCTGGCTGTCAATCCGCTCAAATATGGCTCTTCGGAAGCGGACCCCGATCCGATCATCGCCATCTTGAAGCTGCGTAACGAGGTGGTTGCGTTGAATCGGCACACCATCGAAATGTTTGACAACATTGGTGGCAGCCTGTTCCCCTTCCAGCGCATCGAGGGCGCGCAAGTTGAAAAGGGCTGCATCGGCAAGGACGCGTGTTGCATCTACATGGAGGCGGTTGCGTTCCTCGGTTCGGGCTTCAACGAGCAGCCATCGGTTTACGTGGCAGCGAATGCCAATGCGGTCAAAATCAGCACGCATGAGATTGACACGCTGCTAGAGGCTTACACCGAAGCGGAGTTATCCGCAGCCATCCTAGAGGCGCGCAACGAAGGCTCGCACCAGTTCCTCTATATGCACTTGCCAGACCGCACGCTTGTCTATGACGGCGGTGCATCGCGGGACTTGCAGGCTCCCGTCTGGACGGTGCTTACAAGCACCCTGGAAGGCTTCTCGCAGTACCGTGCACGGCATCTCTGCTATGCGTACAATGCATGGCGGTGCGCTGACCCGCAGGCCAATCGCCTTGGGTATCTGCGCCGCGATATTTCCAGCCACTATGGGCAAACGGTGCGTTGGGAGTTTGGCACGCTTATCGTCTACAACGGCGGCTCGGGCGTTCTGTTCAATGCGCTGGAACTGATGGCGCTAACGGGTTCGGTTGCCTTGGGTGAAGATCCGGCTATCTCGACCAGCTACAGCATCGACGGGCTGTCGTGGTCCATTGACCGGACTATCTCGCTGGGCACGATTGGCAATACCACCAAGCGCCTTCTGTGGAGCAAGCAGGGCAAGATGACTGATAGGCGAATTCAGCGCTTTCAGGGCACCAGTGACGCACATGCTTCGTTCATGCGCCTTGAGGCGGCGCTAGAGCCGTTGGCTTGGTGATGGCAAACAAGCTCACCCTGACCCGCAATCAACTCGCCGCCTTCCTTGGCGACCATGAGCAAATTAAGCAGTTTGAACGGCTGATTTTGCTGGTGCAGGATTACCTCAATTCCGGCATGGTTGATGGCATTGACGTTACGGGCGGCAATGCGCAGGCAGGCGTTAACGCAAATACGTCGGTCTTGCAGGCATTGGTGGACACGCTCGACCGCGCGCCGCCTGCCGCTGACTTGTCCGGGCTGGAAAGCCGCTTGGGGGCACTAGAGGCCATTCTGCCAGGCTTGGATTTCAGCGGAATCGAAGCGCGCCTTGCGGGGCTTGAGGTTGCGCCGCCGAATGCAGCTGAAGCCAAGGTCAAGCGCTACGGTTCATTCTACGATACGACTGATCAGATAGCGGCGGCTATAAATACCGCCTATGCCATTACGCTAAACAGCACGGACCTATCGTCTGGCGTAACCGTTGGTAGCCCCACCAGCCGGGTTTATGTAGATCGCCCAGAGGTCTACAATATCCAATTTTCGGCTCAGTTCATCAATACAGCGGGCGGCGCGCATCGTGTTTGGATTTGGCTCCGCAAGAACGGGACGAACGTTGCAAATAGCACGGGCGCGATCAAGATTGAGGGCAACAACACCGAGCTTATCGTGGCGTGGAATTACCTGCTCCAAATGAATGCTGGTGACTATTTCGAGCTGATGTGGGAAGTGAGCAATACGGCAGTTTCACTGAACTATGATGCTGCAACGGCTGTGCATCCGGCTATCCCGTCCATCATTGTTACCGTTACCGACAACATTGAAGGGGGCTGACATGGCTAAGACACCTGCATGGCAGCGCAAAGAGGGTAAGTCACCAACTGGCGGATTGAACGCTAAGGGCCGTGCGTCGGCCAAGAAAGAGGGCATGAACCTGAAGCCTCCCGTGTCGTCTGAGCAGGCCAAGAAGTCGCCCAAGGCTGCGGCTAGGCGCAAGTCCTTTTGCGCACGGATGGGCGGGATGGAAGGCCCGATGAAGGACGAAAAGGGCAAGCCGACCCGCAAGGCTCTCGCGCTTCGCAAATGGGATTGCTGACATGAAGAAAACACCATTCTGGGACAAGGCAGAGCCGAAGGACGACAAGCCGTCCAAGCTCTCACCAAAGGCCAAGGCATCCGCCAAGCGCCGCGCGAAGGCTGCGGGTAGGCCTTACCCGAATCTGATCGACAATGCCGCAGCGGCACGAAAGAAGGGGAAGTAACATGGCCGTTATCAACACCGTCCTGATCCCCGCCAAGACGGCGGAAAACACCCAGGTTACGCAATATACTTCGTCCAACGTCACGACGATCATCGACAAGCTTACGGCGACCAACTATTCGGCATCGGCTGCGACGATCAGCGTTAACCTTGTCACCTCCGGCGATACGGCGGGTAATCAGAACCTGATTATCAAGGCTAAAACCTTGCAGCCTTCGGAGACGTATTCGTTCCCTGAGATTGTCGGGCAGACGCTGCTTTCTGGCGGGTTCATCTCGACCATTGCGGGCACGGCGACGGCCATCAACATCCGCGCATCGGGGCGTACGATCAGCTAAAGGTTTTTGACTATGGCTGCTTGGCATGGTATGGTGCATTTACTGAGTGTTCCGGCCAGCCAGTAGGCCACCTGTTAAAGGTGCCGGATGCAGATTAGAGCCGCAACGATTGAGGATATTCCCGCCATCGCCAAGATCGGGCGGGAATTTCACGCGCGTGCTGACTGGTCGGATGTGTTTGATTATAGCGAAGCCGATTGCGCTGCGTCCCTTGCTGCTTTGATGGAATCGGGCGTTTTCATCTGCCTGGTTGCGGAATGTGGCGAGATTGTCGGCATCGCGTCCGGCGTAGTCTCTCCGGTTTACTTCAATCATGCCCATAAGTCGGGCGAGGAGCTTTTCTGGTACGTCTCGCCGGATGCGCCTCCTATGACGGGTATGCGCCTTTTGACAGCGCTCGAGGAGGCTGCGGCTGCGGCTGGTTGCGGGTCTTGGCAGATGAAGTCCCTCGCCCGGTTGAATGGTGACAGGATGGGCCGTGTTTACGAGCGCAGAGGCTATCGGGCTTCTGAGCATATGTTTATCAAGAGGTTGCACTAATGGCTGTAGGCACACTTATTGCCGCTGCGGCAACAATCGGCGGGGGATTGATTGCTTCCGGCGGCGCGAAGTCCGCAGCGAATGCGCAAGCCGAGAGCAATGCGCAGGCCATTGAGGAGCAGCGCCGCCAGTTTGATCGGGTGCAGCAGCTTCTCGCGCCTTACGCACAAGGCGGCACGGGGGCATTCTCGCAACTTCTCGCGCTGGCAGGGGCAGCACCGCAGCAGACCAACTGGCAAGCCTACGCGCAGTCTAATCCGGCGCTCATGCAGGCGTTTAACGCGCAGCGCATCAATCCCTACGGCGGCGGTATGCAGGACTTGGCGACGTTCGCGCAGCAGTGGCAGCAGCGCAACGACCCGCGCGCCGATCTAGCTAAGTTCCAGACCGGCGGGGCGCAGGCGCAGCGCCAGGCTATCAGCCAGTTTGAGCAAAGCCCGATGTTTCAGGCTCTCGCGCGGCAGGGTGAGGAGGGTATCCTCCAGAACGCGAGCGCAACCGGCGGGCTGCGTGGCGGAAACGTGCAGGGGGCATTGGCGCAGTTTCGCCCCGCATTGCTTAACCAGCAAATCCAGCAGCAGCTTGAGACACTAGGCGGCATCTCAAGGCTGGGCCAGAATGCGGCGGCAGGCGTTGGTACTGCTGGCATGGAAACTGGCCGAAATGTCGGCGCGCTATTGCAGGACACTGGACAGGCGCGAGGCTATGGCGCGCTTGGCTCCAGTGCTGCGCTTGGCGGGGGACTTGCGAGCCTTGGGAACATCCTTGGCGGGGCTTTGGGTGGAAGCGGTGGCCCGCCCTTGCTTAACGGGCAGCTTATCAATTCCAATAGCGCGCTGGCAAGTCTGCAAGGCAGTCCCATCGGTGTTGGGTTGCCCCCGATGCCCGGTCTTATAACGGGCTATGGCAGTGGCACTTTTGACCTTTCCGGCAAGCAGGTCACGTTCTAATGGCAATCAATCCCCTTCCCTTCCTGCAAGCTATGCCCGATCCGGGGCAGGCGTTTATGCAGTCGTTTCAGGCGGCACGGCAGCAGCGTTTGGCACAAGAGCAGGCCATGCAAAAGCAGGTTGCGCAAGAGCAGCGTAAGCAGCAATATGCGCAGTTTGTACAGCGGCTTAAGACTGACCGCTCGCCAGAAACTATGTCCGAGTTCATGCTACAGTTTCCCGAGCAGGCGGACGCCATTAAGAAGGCATACGAGCCGATCAATGACGCGATCAAGCAGACTCGCCTGAATTACTCGACGCAAGTCTATTCAGCGCTTGAACGTGGAGATACGGGTTCGGCGCAGAAGATTGCCGAAGGGCTTCTGGCCGCAGCCAAGAACACGCCGGGGCAAGAGCAGTACGCCAAGGAGCTACAGTTTGGCCTTGAGCTAATGCAGCGCAGTCCGGAGGAAGCCAAGGTTGCGCTGGCAAACACGATCTTCACGCTTGATCCCGAGCGCTACAAGACGATGTATGCCAGCCAAGACATGAAGCTTGACACGGCTTTGATTAAGAACCTTGTGGCTGAAATGGGGCCGCAGGCGGTCGGCACGCCGGAGTTCAAGCAGGCACTCAAGGAAGAGCGGACAAAAGTAACGGTCACGCTTCCTAATGGCGGATTCTTTAGCGGCCCGGCAGAGCAATTGCGGCAAATGATGGGCGGAAGCATTCCGGCCAATGCGCAGCGCGGTGGTCCTGCCAGACCAAAGAACAAGGCCGAGTTTGACGCATTGCCGCCGGGAGCGGCGTTTTACGATCCCAATGGTGTTATCCGCACAAAACCGGGAGGTGGTAGCGGCAACGCTACCGGCGGGTTTCGCCCCTAAGGGTATTGAAGGTGAGCGAGTGACTTCGACAATGCGCAGTCCAGCACGAAACAAGGCAGTAGGCGGGGTGGCGAACAGCTATCACCTGTCTGGCCGCGCGCGTGACAGCGTACCGCCTCCGGGGATGAGCATGAGCGCCTACGCTGCACAGCTTCGCCGTCTTAATCCCGGCCTCGATGTGATTAACGAGGGCGATCATATTCACATGGAGCCTAAGGGCTAATGGCACAGACTAAAGATTGGTGGGCAGATAGCCCGGTGGTAGCAGACCCGGCGCAGGCCGCGCCTACGTCTGGCAGCGCTATCTATGTTCCGCCCGCGCCTGAAAAGCCGAAAGAGCCGCCTAGTGGTTTTGAGCAGGCAGGTGGCGGACTTGCGCCTATTCCGGGTGGCCCTGCTGATCCTGAAGTGATTGCAGCACAAGCATCGGCTCGTCGCGGCGGTGAAGGAAAGAGCGCAACTGAAATCGAAATTGCTTCCAAGGAAGCGTCATCTAAAAAGCGCGCCGATACGATCCGCGCCATCATGGGGCGCACGGCTGATTTGTTCCAGCAGGATATTGAAGGCCAGCCGCTTGAACGACTTGGCGGATTGACTGAATATTTCAGCGCACTGCCAACAAATGAGCGCTTTAATGTGGCAGCGCAGACGATGCTCCCGCTCATTCGCCCGCTTGTCGCACAGACCGCTAAAGAAGGCGACAGCGAAAAGGAAATGATGGTCTTTATGGCCTACATTCCGCAGGCATCTGATAGCGATATTGCCATCAAGGAAAAGCTTTCGCTGCTTGAAATGCTGATTGGCGGAATGGTTGACGGCAAAGTTCCGAGCCAGATCACGCAAGAGATTGCGCAAACGCAGGCGCAGGCTGAAGGCAATACGTTTACCTACGGCGGAAAGACCTTTACCAAGGGGCAAACGACCGCAGAACTTCCGCAGTCAAATACGACGATGGAAGGCATCGGGCAGGGCCTTGGCTCAATGGCTGAAGGCGCTGGCAATGTTCTGGGCATTATCGGCAATCCGCTGAATGCCACGATCAATGCGCTGGCTGGCACAAACTTTTCTACCAATCTCGGGCGCGCCACACGCGAGGCGCTGGGCCTGCCTGAAAACACCGATCCAATGGGCAATGCCATCATTCAGGGCGCAACCGGCGCAATGACTGGCGCTGGCCTTGCTGGCATGGCTTCTCGCGTTCTTCCCGGCATGGCAGGGCAGGCAGCGGCTAGTTTGGCTGCGCAGCCTATCCAGCAGGTTGCGGGCGGTGCTGGTGCTGGCGCGGGTGCAGAGTTTGCCCGTGAGCAGGGCGGCGGCACGGTGGCACAGATTGCCGCAGGGCTTGCCGGGGGCATTGCAGGCGCAAAGGGCGCTGGTGTAGCGCAAGCCATGAAGGCACCGCGCGTAGCGGCTCCGGCGGCTGTTGCAGCGGCTGAAGGCGCTGGCATCCCGGTTATGGCTTCGGACGTTGCGCCGCCGCAGACGTTCATGGGCAAGAACCTGCAGCAGGTTGGCGAGCGCATTCCTCTGGCGGGCACGGGCGGGCTTCGCGCAACGCAGCAGGACGCGCGCGTTGCAGCGGTCAAGGATGTTCTAACGGGCTATGGCGCTGGCGCTGAAGGCTTACCTGATAAGGTTTGGCGCAGTGTCTCGACTAAGCGCAGCGGCGAATTGACCAAGTACGCCGATATGAAAAAGCAGGCTATCGCAGCGGTCAATAGCGCGGGCGAGGTTCCGGTCGCTGCCACGAATGCCGCGATTGATGACGAGCTTGCGCGGCTTTCGCGTATCAGCCCGAAAGGCTTTGCGCCCGCAATTTCAATTCTTCGGCGCTGGAAGAACGATATTCAGGGCAAGAGCCTTAAGGATATTGAAGTCCTTCGCAAGCAGATCGGGGAAGAGTTCAAGTCTCCCGAATTGGCAGCGGTAAGCGGTGAAGCGCAAAAGAGCATGAACCGCATCTATAACCCGCTCCGCGAGGATATGGGCGCTTTCATTCGCGCCAATGGCGGCTCGCGCGAGGCGAACAAGTGGATGATTGCCAATCGCCGTCTTTCGGAATTGGCGGGCGACTTGGACAAGCAGGCGCTGAAGTCCGTTCTTCGCAATGGCGAGGCAACGCCGGAAGCAGTTAACAACCTGTTGTTTAGCCAGAAGCGCAGCGACGTTGCGGCGCTTTATCGTGCCCTTACACCTGAAGGCCGCGCCAATGCTCGCGCGGCTGTCATGGATAAGGTGTTCCGAGAAATTGGCGGCGATATGGAGGTGATCAGCCCTGAAAAGTTCATCACCGCTGTCAAAAAGCAGGGCAACGCTATCGGCGTACTGTTTTCGCCGGAAGAGGCGCAGCGTATCGGGGGCCTTGTCAAGGCGCTCAAGCTTACGCGCCGTGCGGGTGAAGCTGGTGTGGTGACTAACACCGGGCAGCAGGGCGTGGCGATTGCTGGCCTTAGCGGCCTCACTGGTATGGTTGGCGGCTTGCTTGGCGGGGCTGCTACCGGCGGGACAACTGTGGCGGCTACGGTTGCAGCTGCGGGCGCTATCGGTGGCCTTGCCCGCGTCATGGAAAGCCGCGCCGCTCGCAACATCCTTCTGCAATTGAGCAAGGCCAAGCCTCAAGAGGAAGCGCCTCTCGTTAAGCGTTTCATCGCTGCTATCAATGCTTCCAAGGAAGAACAATGACCAGCATAACCAACCCCTTCCCGTACTTCCCCGAAGCTGGCACTGGCGGCTACATCTACGTGGGCGCAGCCAATCAGGACGCGCGCACTAACCCCATCACGGTCTACCGCGATGCCGCGCTTACCTTGCCGTGGGCGCAGCCGATCCGCACGGTTGACGGGTATCCGGCTTATCAGGGTGCGCAATCACGCATTTACGCTTCGCCTGCTACATTCTCATTGACGGTTTTGAATAAGCAGGGCCGTGTTGTTATTAACGTTTTGAACGTCAGCAGCTTTGTAACTTTTGCTGACCTTGCCAATGATGGCGCGGCGCTGATCGGCTACACTGCCCCCGGCACAGGCGCGGTTGCTGATACGGTCGACGGCGTCCTTGATGATGATGTGCGGGCTAACAGCTACGGCACGCTGCAACAGGCGGCGACTTATGCGGCCAGCCTGACGGACGGGACGGCATCGGTTCGCGCGCAAGTAAACCTTGGTGCGGCTAACTACACAACCGCATCGACGCTCCTGCATTACGAGGGCCAGACTTGGCAGGGCATGGGTAATGCCGAAGCCTTGGACCGCCTTGCCTCGCGCATCACTGTCTCAACCGACAACATCGACGGTATACGGATGCAGGGGCATCTCGTCGGTAGCTCACAATACTGGAACTACGGCCAGTGGGATAACTGGATGATTATCGGTAAGGGGTCTACCTCGACCTCTGGCTGGGCAATGAACTGGTATGATCCGGCTGTAAGCTCGGACCTTCGCCCGCAAGGACAGACGACCGTTCGCCGGGTGACGCTGCGGAACTTTGCCAGCGGTGGCGGGCGCATGAACCAAGGCGCGCTGGAAACCCGTATTGCCGATGTTAAGGTCATGGATACGGGCGGCCCTGCTTGGTACTTCAAGGGGGTAACCAACGGCGTTCAAGGCATGGTGTTTGACGGACTTGCCGCCGATCACTGCGTTGACAGCGCTATTTACCTCGATACGCCTGTGCTGGACGGGCATACGTCCATTCGCGACCTGAAGTCCGAAGCAGGCATCAACTATCAGTTTGGCCCGCGCATTTCGTTTACTGCGTCATGTACGGGAACTGCTCTGACAACTACGGGAAGCCCTGCGCTTGCTGTAGGCCATGTGGTGTTTGCTGCGAACGGCACTAGCCTAGGCGTTGTCACGTCTGGCGCGGCTAATTCTTGGGTGGTTTCGGTAGGCGGCACCTATGCCAGCCAGACCATGCTTGCGATTACGTCAATCAGCCAATCAAATGCACTGGTGATAAACACGCCTGCAATCGGCGCAACCGTCGTTCTGGACGGCGCAACGCATATCAGCAGCGGCTCGAATAACACCATGCCGGGGTCAGTGATCAAACTGACTAACGGAAGCAATACGCCGATGATCCGCTGGCAAAATGCGTATGTCCGCAAGCTCACGGCGCAGACTAATTATCCGCCGACAACGTTCACAGGCGGCTGTGTTGCAACGTTGACCGCCGACGCTGTGACGTCCATCAGCGCGCCCGCGGCCATTGGTGGTTATTCAGTTGCTCCGGTTGTCCGGCTTGTGGGCGGCGGCGGAACGGGCGCAACGGCAACGGCTACCCTCACAAACGGGCGCGTCACGATTGCGGTCGGTGCAGGTGGTAGCGGGTACACGACCGCGCCGACGGTCTATCTGGACAAAGAGCCAAGCCTTCTGGACGATGACACCTACGGCATCACGATCCAGTCAAAGTTCAAGACAGCCAATTACGGCAATGACGTGCGAGGGGACTTTTCGCGTTCCAGCGCGGCGGCGTGGTGCTGGGGGCCAGTCTATGACGTTGTATCGAAGGCGGGTGTTGAAGCGCCGGTTTATCAGTTTGCCGGTTCTGCGCCATCGATCTCGCTATATTCGACAAGCGGCGCTGCCGATACACGCAAGGTCAGCCTGATTAATAGCGCGGGAGCGACAACCTTTCGCACAGTTCAGGATGACGGAACCGCCGCGATTGCATGGGGCGTAAACCAGTCTGCGGGCGTGCCGTCCAGTTTTGAGACGGGCTGCAACAGCCGCCCACTTGTAGACAACACCTATCTGTCAGGTGAACCCGCCCGCCGATGGGCTATTGTCCATACATTCTATGCCCGCACACACGCGCTGACTGTGGGCACATTGTCGGCTGCGGCAACAGCAGGTGCAGGATCAAGGGCGTTTGTCACGGATAGCAACGTGGTTGCGGCGGGGAATTTTGGGAACGTGGTCGCGGGCGGCGGTGCTAATGGCGTGCCAGTTTATTCCGATGGCACCAACTGGCGGATCGGGTGATGGCAGTTTCTGAACCAGCAAAAGAGGGGGGAGCCTTGACCCGTGCAGAATGGATCGCAGCGGCAGCTTTGGGGCTGTCCCTATTGCAGGGCACCTACATTGCCGGTGTCGAGGTTCAACGCTTGAACGATCATGACCGGCGGATTGGTGGGCTTGAAGTCCAGCAAGATCGGATTGTGACCAAGGTTGAGGAAATCCGCATCACCAGCGCGCGGATCGATGCCAACGTAGCGGCACTGACCGAACAGGCGCGCGAACGCAGAGGTAACCGCTGATGGCATTCTCCGATGCCCTCGCCGTCCTGATCAAAGAGGAAGGCGGCTTCGTGAATGACCCGCACGATCCGGGGGGCATGACCAATCTTGGCGTCACGGCAAAGACCTGGGCGGAATACACCGGCAGGCCCGCAACTGAGGCCGTCATGCGCGGGCTTACGCAAGTCGCCGTCGCATCGCTCTACAAGTCCCGGTATTGGGACAAGGTGGCGGGCGACCAGCTAGGCGATGGGCTCGGGCTCATGGTGTTCGACTTCGCAGTGAACGCAGGGCCGGCACGCGCGGCCAAGATGCTGCAAAAGATCGTGTCGGCTTTACCTGACGGGCAGATCGGGCGCGGCACGCTTGAAGCGGTGCAGGCCTACACGATGCGGAAAGGCATCGACACGCTGATCGAAGCCTATGCCGATGCACGCCGGGATTACTACCGCGCGCTGCCGACATTCTGGCGCTTTGGCAAGGGTTGGCTTGCCCGTGTGGGCCGGGTCGAGGACGCCGCTTTGGCGCTGCTGAAATGACCCGCGCGCAATTCATCCGGGCCGTGAAAGAATGCGCCGCATATCTGGCGCTCATCACGGTCGGCATTCTCATCATCATAGGGGGCTGACATGAACTTCATCGACGACATCAATCAGGCGTGGCGCTTTGCATCGGTTCGCCTTGCGGTGATTGCTGGCCTGATTGCCGCTTGGGCTGCGTCTGATCCGGCAGGCTTTGCCGCGCTAGTCGAGATGCTCCCGGTTTGGGCGCGTCCGCTTGTCGGCTTTGCGGTGTTTGCACTGGCGACAATGGCGCGCGTCACCACGACCAAGCAGGAACCGCCCGCATGATCGGCCTGCTTCCCATCCTCGCACGCTGGCGCTTTGGCTTGTCCATAGCCGCCGCTGTGGCAGTGTTCGGGCTGATCGTTGCCAGTTGGCACTACCGCCACGCCTACCATGCCGAGAAGGCGCTTAGGAAGGCTGACAGGGCCGCCTACGCCGCTGCGCAGTCCGAGGCCACCATCATCGCCAAGCGCGCTCTGGACGCCACAGAGGCCCGCTACAGGAGCAAAGCCAATGAAGCCGACAAGTCCTACCGTGCGGAGCTTGCTGACGCTCGTTCCGCTGCTGATCGTTACATCGCTGGTCACCGGGTGCGCAGCACCTTTGCGAGTTCGGCCGGCAGAGCCCCTTCCTCCGCCGAAGGTGACCGCGCCGGAAGTCCTGACCGCGCCGGTACAGCGCCCGACATGGTTGCAGTGACGGCGGGCGACATTCAGGTCTGCACGATCAACACGACCCGCCTTGAGGCAGCCCGAGAGTGGGCGCTTGGTTTGAAAATTAGCCCGTAGCTACATTGTCACTACACTTTCAGCGCATTTCGTAAACCGGACCAACGGCAAGAGGAATACCAAATGCCAGCGCCAAAAATGACGGACGAGCAATTTATCGAGGAGTGGCAAAAACACGGCAGCGCAACCGGCGTAGCAGAAGCCACCGGAGCACACGTCCGCAATGTTCTGGATCGGCGCAAGCGGATGGCCAACCGGGGCATTCACTTGACAACCGTTCCCCGCGCTGGATACGAAACGCGCACCCCGACCACATGGCGTTCGGAAGAATGTTGGACTTGGCCGCGTGAATTGCAGGTGCAGATTCCGAACGGCACAGTGGTTGTCTCAAGCGATCACCACTATTGGCCGGGACCGCCGACGCTGGCACACACGGCGCTGCTTGCGGTGATCAAGCTGGTCAAGCCGCGCGCCAAGGTTTTGAATGGCGACATCTTTGACGGCATTTCCGTCTCGCGCCATCCGCCCTTTGGCTGGTCGCATAAGCCAACGGTCATTGACGAGCTTCATGCCTGCCAAGAGCGCGTAGGCGAGATCGAACAAGCCTTGCCACGTGGCTGCGAGCGGCTGTGGAACATCGGCAACCACTGCCTGCGGTTTGAACGCACATTAGCCGTACAGGCAAAAGAGTTCGCCAATATGTCAGGAATGCGCTTGGCGGATCACTTTCCCGGCTGGGAACTGCAATGGTCTACGCTGTTCAATCCTGACGCGCACACACCGACAATGATCAAGCACCGGCACGCGAACGGCGTTCATGCAGCTTACAATAACGCCATGAAAGGCGGGTTGAATATCGTCACTGGTCACACGCACAGCCTAGAGGTTAAGCCTTGGGGCGATTGGCGCGGGCGGCGCTGGGGCGTCCAGACTGGCACAATTCACGATCTCAATGCGCCTGCGTTTGAATATCAGGAGAACGCGCCCTCGCCTGCTTGCAGCGGGTTTGCGGTGCTGACGTTCAAAGACGGCGAATTGATGCCGCCTGAACTATGCGAGGCGATCCGGGGCAAGGCGTATTTCAGGGGCCAAGTTGTAGCGGAGGAAGCAGCATGAGCACACGCGACGCGACAAATGTTGCGAACAAATAGTGAATCTGTTATAAGAAACGGGCCGGAAACGCTGCGTCAACAGCGCCCGGCCCTAACCACACGAACAAGGAGCGTTCAAATGGCATGTGCTGACCATAAGCTATGCACGATCTGCGGTCTAGATAAGGCTGCATCAGATTATTACCGCGACGTTAGAGCGCCGCACGGGCTTTGCACGCAATGCAAGCAATGCATGAACAAACGCAAAAAAGCAAAACGGAACGCAGACCCTGAGGCCCGCAAGGCTGCGTGGCGTGAGGACTATCGGCAGCGCAGAGCATTGTATCTTAAAAATGCGCGCCTTTACCAAGAGCGTAATAAAGAAAAGCACAATCTTTGGTGCCGCCATCAGGCCAGTAAAACCCGTGTTACTAATTGCACATTGACGGCAAGCGAATTTTATCAATGGGGTTCAAGCCAACCGAAGATTTGCCACTGGTGCGGCGTCAATTGCGCAGAAAAATTCGACATTGATCACGTTGTACCAATCTCAAAAGGCGGGAAACATGAACTGGAAAACCTCGTTATCTCCTGCGCCCCATGCAACCGGCGGAAAAGAAACAAACTCCCAGAAGAATTTGTTGCGAAGTACCACCTTGCTCCACTGGCTCGGCGCTGATGCCAAACGCGCCGCCGATGAATACGAAACGCAGCGCCAGCTTGAGCGCGAATTGCCGGTGCTGGATGGGGCCGGAGAGGATGGGTGATTAGCGCCCGTGCTCAAGCAAGCATTGCACAGCGACTTGCACGGGGCCGGGAATCGTGTTGCCGTCCTTTTCCCAACGACCAACCGACTGCCAACCTGATGCGCCCATGCGCAAAACCTCGGCCAATCCGTGCTGGGAAAGGCCGATGGTCTTACGGGCTGCGCGGAGATCAGCGGGGGTCATATCGGAACTTCGGGTTTTTGACGCTCACAGGTGCTCCAAGCTGGCCGTCAAAGGCCATCTGGTGAAAAATAGCATTTGTGATATTCAGGTCGGTTGCCTGTTCAGCGAACCGGATCACACCGACAGACGGATAGGAAATATATTTGTTGTCCGAAGCCTCAAGCACAACTGGCAAACTAAACCAGCTAGTGCCGCTGCACTTGATTTGGTGGTCTGTCATTGACTTGTAAAAGGTTGCCTTGTCCATCTCACATTCTCCTATCGGCGGGGTCAATCCCCATGTGTGGTTATAGGATAATCCTACAATGGGCGCAAGCGGAAAAATGATTGATACCCCGCCCGTTTATCAATCACGAATACCAGAACACGCAGCCGCATTCGTAGCCGCCAGCGCCTTGCCCCGTTCGCCGACGAGCGCGTCGAGCGGGTTGGCACCCTTCGGAAGCTCCGGTCCGGCGGCCTTGTGGACGATCCAGGCCGCGTCGATGCGCGACGTTTCCAGAGCGGATATGGGCTCCTCGTCGTCGGCCTCGGGCGTGGCCAGCAGCCTCGACAGGTCGATGAGCTGCAGCGCGAACTGCGGATGCGCCTCCACGTAGCGGGCGAGAACCTCGCCGTCGTAGACGTCCTCCATTTGGAAGAGGTCGAGCACGTCGTCGAGGGCGGTTGGCGTAGGGCGGATGGTCATTGGTCGTCCCCAAGATTGAACAGGGCGGCAAGCGTCTTGAGCGCCCGCGCCCGGTGATTGCGAACCGACCGGTCCGAGCAGCCCAGCGCCTTGGCGATCGTCATGACGGCTGGGTCGTTCGAATGGATCGGCCATTCGAGCAGCAGGAGGTGCATAGTCCTGCTTTGTTCCGGTGGCAGGTCGTCAATCGCGAGATACACGCGATCCCGGAAAAGCGGGTCGGAGAAAACGCTCGCCTCGAACGGATCGGTCGCCATGACGGCTACAGCGTTGGCCTCCGTCTTGCCTGGATCCTCGTCCAGCGCGTCGCTCCGGTTGTCCTCGCGCCACGCGCGCTCCTGCGCGTCAAGGCGTCGGCATAGGCCCTCCGGCCAGCCCATCGGTCGCCAAAGTCAAATCCTGTGTCATATCGCCATCCGTTCTGCGCAAGGCTGGTGCTGTCCGCGCTTTCGAAAGGGTAAAGGTGCGCAACTGCCGTCCCGCGCATCATGTGCAAGACCGGCCATTGGTTGCCCAAAGCGGCGGCAACTTCCTCCATGCGCGTGTGATATTCCGGCGTGTCCAGTGTCTTCCCCTTGCCGGTCCATCCCAAGCATACCCGGTCGAACCGCTCGCAAAGCCTGAGCAGCCGATCTATCGGCCCGTCCATGTGCCATAGCGGAGCGCCCTTCTGCCCAAACGGCCATTCTGGAATGAGTGAATCGTTGAGCTGGCTCGGCGCACCTGGCGCATCGGGGATCACTGCCCAGCGACCCGGATGGAACAAGCGCGGTTCCAGCCAGCGGTAGTACGGCGTCCAGTCCTCGCGGATAAACCAGTCCTCGCCGCGTTTCATGGCGGCTTTCCATTCCGAAAACGCGCCGTTGTCGAAACATCACAGCAGGACTGATCGCCTGCACTACCTCCACGTCTTGCGGGTGGAAAAACGAAACGCAGAACGCTCGGCCCGGTCCTACGGCTTCAAGAGCAGCGCGGGGAGTCATGGGGGTGCCGTGATAGATCAAGGCGCTCATACCGCCCCCCACTGGTCTGCGCTCGGGGCGGGGTTCAATGCCAGAACGCAAGTCATGCTGCCTTTGCCTCGCTCATTAGCGTTGCCGGATCGCAGCCCAATCGAGCGGCAAGCGTCTGGCTGGCAAAGTCCACAAACTCGGCCCGTTCGTTTTCAGGCATGTTGTGAAACGCGATGCTGTCATAGTCGTAGTCGATAACCTCGCCTGTTTTGCGGGATATGATCGGCTTGGCATGACCGGCGCGGCGCTTAAGCCAGCGGTGCAGCATCTTGGTTGTCACCGGCCCGTCAAAGGCATCGCCCAGGTTCTCAAGCGCAATCTTGAGCATGACCCAGTAAAACGCCATGCGCTTCAAGTTGCCGCGCGTTTGCTTGATCTCAATGCGGACCATTGAGCCGTCTGCCAGCGCCTTTAGAGCATCAGACGACGCGCCATTGAGCGGGCGCAAACTGCCAAGCACAACGCGAAACAATAGAGGCTCGTCGTCTGCCATTATGCTGCCTCCTCTGCTGTAAGTGTTATCGTCATGCCGCCTTCCTTTCCTCTGCGAGCCGGTCAAAACGGCACATCATCCCCGTCCAGATCATCGCGCGGTGGCGGTGCCCCGCGTCCACCATCAGGCACACGCTGCCCGCCGTCTGACTTGCCGCCCTGCAACGCGATCTCATTGGCGCGCACATTCAACTGTGGCTTGCCGTCATATTCCCCAAGGGTGAACTCACCGACGACAGTCACGGAAGCGCCTTTGGCGAGATACTGTGCCAGCGCGTCACCACGCTTGCCCCAGACCGACACGCGCCACCAGTTTGTGACCTTTTCGCGGCCATTGCGCTGATCAACGGCAACGGTGAAGCTGGTAACATTGTCGTTACCGGCTTGGCGGGTTTCGGCGTCTTTGCCAATTCGGCCTGCTATTGTGATGCTCTGCATGTGTCGTTCCTTATACTGCCGCGTAACCGGCGATCTGAGTGGCTTCTGTGCTGTCAAATTCGCGCACAAGGCGAGCGGCGGTATTGCTCAAGCCCTCGTATTCTTCGGGCGCTGGGTGGCCTCCGTGAAGGTAATGCGGCGCGTGCTTTTCAGCAATCCGCACAAACTCTTTCCAGTCATCGGTTGCCGTGAAAGCATAAACCATGTCGCTATCGCCGCAGCCGTTTAGCTCGCGTTCCATCCGTGTGCTGGCGGAAAACAGCTTGCTTGGCGTGCTGTATTGACTTTCAGGTTCACGCCATGCAGGCGCTTTAGCGGGAGGGGAGCTAACCTCGCTGCCAAGCTGTGTCTCCTCCTCCCGCCCTTGCGACGGCAGTGCAACAAACTGCGCGTCAACCGTATTGCTTGGCGCTTCGCCAACAATGTCCTGCACCTCGCCAACCTCATAAAGCCCGCTGGTCGCGCTTGGGCAAACCGAACGAACGCCTTCGCTAATAACCCGGCTGCGGAGCATCTGACGCGGGTATTTCTTCCACATGGGCGTGCTGATGCCTGCCTGCTGTGCGCGTTTCATATCCCAATCAATGCGGATCGTGCCGCCCTGGGGATGGGCAAACGTGGCGTCTGCTAGGTTATCCGTCAGCGCGTGCCATTCGACCTTGCCGCCGCTTGCGATAAAATCCCGCAGCATGGCCTCGGCTTTCTTGGCGGGCTTGCCGTTGATGATGTGATAATCGCGAAACACAACGGCGGGGTGCTGCCCCTCGGCTTGCGCCAAAAGGCAAAGCGTCAAGACGGCGTTAGGGTCTTTTGATCCGAACAAGCCGCCCTTCGCGATGGCAAGCGCGACACGCTCGATGTCAGTCATGCTGAAAGCGGGAATCGTGGCAATGGCATTCATGGCTTTGCATCCTTTGGTGATACGGGCGGGCGGCGCTGGCCGGTGAGCGGGTTTGTCCAAGCGCGGTGGCCGGGTTGCGGCTGCATGACGCGCGGGTTTGACAGGTGGTGGATCAGCATTAGAAAAATGCCCTTATCGCGGTAACAACAAACGGGATCAGCACACACGCCAGCACGGTTGCACCAAACCCTGTCGCATACGACCAGGCGGGGCTTGTGGGGGCCGTGCCTTGCAGGCGGTGCAGTTCAACGTGCAGGCGGGCATAATGCGTCCACGGGGCGTCCCAGCGGGCAACCTTCGCGCGCAAGGCTTCGTCGGTGCATTTCATCTCAGCGCACCCCTTCCGATTGCGTGCGGGTGGCCCAGCTAACCGGCTGTGTGCCTTCCCATTCGGCGCAAAGCTGCTGCCATCTGGATTCGCCCATTTCGCGGCGTGCGCGGGCGATGTCGCGCTCCAGCGTGTAGGATGGCTCTTGAACGGCGTCGGTGGTGGTGGGGGTCATGCCGCGCGATCCCACTCAGCAACCATCGCGTCATCGCGGGCGCAGTTGTATCGGTAATCAGCTTCGTCGGCCCAGCGGTCATCACCCCAGAACTCCGAACCATCCGCATCAACGCTGTATTCCATCGCGCTGTATGCGGCCTGATAAGCCTTCGTGAGCGGCAGTATGGCATCGAGCCATGCGTCGGGCATTTCCGGCGATGGATCGCCCTGACCAGGTTCCAGTATCCATGAGAGGACGGTTAGAACGTCCTGCGGCTCAAGCGCGGCAAAGGCGGCGCGGAATGTGGCGGGGATCATGCTGCCACCGCCAATTCAAAGCTAAACATCGAGGCTGGAATGCCACGGCGTATGCTGATGTACTCGGCGGTTTTGGTTTCACGCATGACAGCAAGTTCGCGAAGGAAACTAGCGTCGGGCTTGCCCTGCGAGAAACGCTTGCGGTCCGAAACCATCGCAGCGCGCAGGCAATCAGCGCCGATTGTTCCAAGTGCGCTGGTGCGAATGCCAACTTTCAGGCGGCGGTTGCAGCAGTCGCAGCGGACTTCTTGTTCCGCGCCTTCGATTGTGATGTTTGCCATGTGCCTATCTCCGAGCAGCGGTGTGCTGCTGATAAGTTTGTTGTAAGAGCCGCAACGCTTCCCCGTCAATAGGAATTTGCGTGCGATACAAATTTATTTTGCGCGCCTTACAAAAAGGCTTGCCAAGCTCGTATTGTGCGCGTTACCAATAGCGGCATGGAAACACACATACGCCTTCAAGACTGGCTTGATGCTAACAGCGTCCGCCAGTCCGCGCTTGCCGACCGCTGCGGTTATGATCGCGGCAACTTTAACCGCATTTTGCGAGGCACTGCAACGCCGACGCTGCAATTGGCCGCTTTGATTGAGCGCGAAACCGGCGGCATAATTAAGGCGGTTGAATGGGTGCATCCTGTTTCTGCGAGCGCCGCATGACCACCATCCTCACTATCGCCGCGCTTTGGCTGGCGCTGTCTGTTGCGCTCGGCACTGCGCTGGGCAATGTGCTGCACGATCTGGATCGGGGTGAGTGGTGAACGCCGCTAACCTCACCGACAACCAGTTCTCCGTTGCATGGGGCGCGCGGTCTTACCCGCTGATCCTGCGCGGCGCTGTGGCGAAACATGCTGCACGCGCGCTCGAGCGCAAAGGCTGGGGCACTGTCGAGACTGGCGGCGCTGGCGAGATGATCTTTCGGCTCAATCAGGCGGGCGAGGATATGCTTGCGCCTTTCGTGCGGGCTGCTGACCAAGTGGGAGCGGCTTGAATGGATAAGCTGCGCGTCCTCGATCTGTTTTCTGGCATCGGCGGATTCTCGCTTGGCCTTGAACGTACTGGCGGTTTTGAAACCGTTGCCTTCTGTGAAATTGAGGAGTTTCCCCGTCGTGTCCTTGCAAAGCACTGGCCCAACGTCCCTTGTTACCGAGACGTACGAGAACTTACCGCAGAACGACTTGCTGCCGATGGAATTGCTGGCGTTGATGTCATCACCGGAGGATTCCCATGCCAAGACCTTAGCAGCGCGGGCAGACGCGCTGGCATTGGTGAGGGAACACGCAGCGGCCTTTATGCCGAGGTCTTGCGACTTGCTGGCGACCTTAGACCCAAGTTCATTATCATGGAGAACGTCGCAGGGCTGCTTAGTGGCCCTAGCGAGCAACCAGGGCGATGGTTTGGCCGAGTTCTCGCAGACTTGGCCTGCCTCAGGTATGATGCAGAGTGGGAAAACATACCAGCGGCGGCCTTGGGCGCTCCCCATCGCAGAGAGCGCGTCTGGATTGTGGCCTACCCCGCGGAAAACAATGATGCCCAACTCGAATGCATTTATCGCAGCGGGGAAGATCTACAGCCTTGTGACGATGGTTCGATTTTGGCCGACACCAACAACTTCCATGAGCAAGGGGTCAAGCCCTGCGTCCTTGACGCGCAAGAATGGGCGGGATCGTTCAGCAGACCGCTTGGACCATGCAGTGATGGCAATGGATGGTGGCAAGTTGAACCCGCCGTTTGTCGAGTGGCTGATGGGGTTCCCGATCGGGCACACAGACTTGCAGGGCTCGGAAACGCCGTAGTTCCCCAAATTCCCGAACTGATCGGCAACGCAATCCTTGCTGCCATCAATTCCCGCGCGGGTGTCACTCTCCCGCCCGTTGCGGATGGCTGTCCGGTGGATGCTGGGCCTTGTGCTCGCTCCACCGGACCTTTTTAGGATAGACCATGACATTGCACGCCATTCTTATTGCCATCCTCCCACAGAGCGCCCGTGAGCGCGTCCGTCCGTCATGGCTCCCGCAAGGTGAGCCAGAACTCAACACACGCCTACGCGAGCGCAAAACGCGCCGGTTCGCTTATCAGGAGGTGCAACGTTGAAACCTCACGAACTATCCCTGCCCGACCTAATCGCCAACGCGCATGTTCTGGCCGACACGCTACGGTACGACAAGCGGCCCGGTGCGGCCAAGCTGGTGCTCGAACTGATCGCCCGCGTGGTGCCGGTGCGTGTGGTGCCAACGCGCGGCAAGCCTATCGCGGCCCAGCCAGTCCAGCTGGCGCAACCCAAGGATGAACTTGTCGGCATGGTCTGGTGCGATCAATGCGAACACCGCGTGGCCAAGGGCTGCACAAGCCAATTCTGCAAGGTGGTGGCATGAATTTTAATAATCACCCGCTGGGCTATCCGCGCACATACGTCGCCACGCTCGCCAAGCGCCATAGTGACACCGGGTTTGTGCTGGCACAGTTGCGACGTATGTGCGCGGATA